CCGCTTGAAATTGTACCATTAGAAGACCAACACAAACAAGCTGAAGAGCTTGAGCCTGAAACAAAACTTTTATTGTGGCGGCTTAAGTATCAATCAAATTAAAATTGTGGGCGGTTGCATTTTTTGCCGCCCTCAGTTATACTTATATAAACCAACTAACAAACGGAGTATAATATGAGAAGTTATCCAATATGGGTTGACACTTACAATAACGCCTATTCAAACAACGGTGCAAAGTCTCAAGGCGTTAGGGACTATGCAAAGAGTAATATGTATGTCGGCACAAGTGCCTCTAATTCATATAATTTTGGTGATTATAGTATAAGCCATTCAGACAACGGCAAAGAAAAAAACTATAATTTCTATGTTGATGGTGAATTAATGAAGACGGCAACATATAACAAAAATAAAAAAACAATGGAGTCTAAAAACTATATGAGCGAAGAGTCATTAAAAGAAAAATACTTTAAAAAGTGGAAGCAGGAAGAGGCTGACAAGGCTGAAGCGTTTAGGAATGAGCGTTATGCTGAGAGACTAAGAGTCAACGGCTATAGAGACTAATATGTTTAAAAAAATACATTTATTTTATAGGCGTTTAAGGTTTAAATATTCTAAACAGGATATGGACGCTATTTTAAAATATGACCCTTTAAATATATTAAATTAACTATAAGACTTGAAGCGGTTTATAATTAGACCGCTTTGAGATTTATAGTCAAATATAAATCTTAATAGTGCAATAAGTCGCTTTAATATCCTGCATTAGTGCAAGTTATCACGTCAGTGCAGGTAGTGCCACACTATCGGAGATAGGCGTAGAGATTAACACAGACAATTTACGCCTACTCCACCAATTATACGGAGCTTAGCTATGAGCTGAGCTTTTATTAACAAACTAACAATCGGAGTATAATATGTATATAGACAAATATAATATAACTGTTAGCGGTGATAAGTATAACAGCAAGACAAAAAAGCAAGACCATGACGTTGACGTGGTACATGTTGCCAGTGATGAGCCTACAAAAGCTAAGAGCTTATTAAATATAATAGACTCTATGATGGAAGCTCACGAAGGTTGTGAGATTGAAATAGATGTAGTAATAAAACAACATAGGTATGAGTAATATATGAGATATACTTATAATTGTAATGATGGCTTGAATACTGATAAAAGCACAAATCATATTCAGGCTATGTCATATAAAAAAATGTTAAAAATACTGCCTTCAAAATATCCTGTAGGTACTATTGTTAATATTAGTTATACAAACAAAAAAGATAATTTGATTATTAAAGATGTAAAGGTTAGCTCTAATGATTGAAATATTTTTAGATGCACCAATGGAGCTCAAGGTTTTAATCTTGGGCTTCATGTTTTTATTAATTAAAGAAACATTAACAAAAAAGGACTGACATGAAAACTATAAAAGAAATAAAAGACTCTATGCTTTGGGAAAAGTGTCAAGACAGTAGAGCTGAGCTTTGCTTAAAATTTTTTGGAGCTGAGCTTAGCCCAAATGATATACACGAAGAGGACATTGAAGATTTAACGTCACATCTAAAACAACGTGGTATTAAAGGCTCTACAATCAACAGGTATCTTGCAAGTGTTAGTAAGATATTAAAATATGCTTATCAAAGACCTAACGTATACCAAATGAATAGAGTTCCGCACATAGTATGGCAGGAAGAGTCTAAAGCTAGACTAAGGTTTATGACAGTAGAAGAAGAGCAGATTATGATTAAGATACTTGGCAAGAGTCCATATCTTAGTCTATTTTTATTTTTACTAGATACTGGCGTTAGACTTGGTGAAGCTCTGTCATTTAAAAAAGATGCTATACAAAAATTAGACAATAAGTATTTTATTGTGTTGTATGGTGATGAGACTAAAAATGGCACAACTAGAAGCGTACCTTTGACTAGACGTTGTGTTGCTATTGTAAATGCACTGGGTGATTTTAGTCATTTAGACTATAATATGACTGAGCGTGTTTGGACTAGATTAAGAAAAGACATGGGCTTAGCTGATGATAAACAGTTTGTTATACATTGTTTACGTCATACGTGTGCTTCAAGACTAGCTCAATCAGGTAAAGTAGAGTTACACTTTATTAAAGAATGGTTGGGTCATAAGTCGTACAACATGACGCTTAGATATGCACATTTAATGCCTAAGAATCTATTAAAAGCTGTGTCTATACTTGAGGACTACAAGTAAAGTACCCATAGTAGATAGCACAAATTAACACATAAACTTATAGGAGTTAATATGACCAAGATATTAGAAATAATGCCTACTTTCCCTGACCAACAAGCTAATGAAAAAGAGATGGCTATTGCAGGGACTACAAGAACCAATAAAAGACTTCATTCTCACATTGAGAGAGAAGAGGAAAGTGTTACCAGTTACGGTAAAGTAATGGTAGCCAATACAATCAGACCTTTAGCAATGCACATAGGAGATTGGATTATAAACACCGCTAAGCGGACTGTATGTAAACCACCTATTGCTTTCACTAAGTTATGTGAAGTTCAACCTGAGATATTGGCTTTAATTACTGGTAAACATATTATTAATACTATTACACAATATAAACCATTGACTGCTACATGTATTAGTTTGGGTGGTAAAGTTGAGACTGAGATTGCATTAAAAAATTTCAGACATTTAAACCCAGAGTTATACGACACAGTCAAACAAGACTTAGACAAAAGGTCTTGGAATTATACTTATAAACGTAGAAAACTTAGAGAGAGTGCTAAACGTGATGAAATCATGTCTTGGGAAGAGTGGACTACACCTACAAAATTACACGTAGGTTTAAGATTAGTAGAGCTTATGATTGAGTCTACTGGTATGATTGAGATAGGTTTAGAAACTGTAAGACATAAAAAAGCTAAGATTATTAAACAGACTCAAAAGACTAGAGAATGGATTAAAAATAGAAATGCTTTTAATGAATTACTTAATCCTGATTACATGATGACTGTAATGCCGCCTAAAATGTGGTCTACAGTTCATGGTGGTGGTTATTGGACTAAGGAATTACCAGAGTTAGATTTAGTTAAACAAAAGAATAAATTGTTTGCTAGAGAGTTAGCTAACTTTGATATGCCTAAAGTATACAGGGCGGTAAATGCTATGCAAACAACCGCATTTAAAATAAATAACTACATACTAGGCGTTATGGCTGAGGCTTGGGATAGAGGACTGTCTATAGGTGGTATGCCACCAATTACAAATCTTACAGTACCTAACAAGCCTCACGACATAAAAGACAATAAAGAATCAAGACGTAAATGGAAGAAGGAAGCAGTTGTAGTGCACACTGAAAATGCACGTATGTTTTCTAAAAGAATGTTGTATGCAAAAATCTTACACTTAGGTGATAAGTTTAAAAGTTATGCTACAGTATACTTTCCAATGCAATTTGATTTTAGAGGTAGAGCATATTGTGTCCCTGCTTTTCTTAACTATCAATCTATCAACGGTGCAAAAGCATTGTTGTCGTTTGCAAAAGGTAAAGCAATCACAAAAGAAAACAAAGGTGATTTTTGGTTGGCTGTGCATGGAGCTAATATGTATGGAGCAGACAAAATATCATTAGAAGACAGAGTACAATGGGTTGAAGACAATGAAGATTGGATTTTTAAATGTGTTGAAGACCCTTTTACAAATAGACAATGGGAAGATGCAAGTAATGCTTTTCAATTTTTAGCTTGGGCTGAAGAATGGCAAAGATTTAAAGCTGAAGGTTATGGCTTTGTATCTAACATTGTAGTTAATGTTGATGGTTCTTGTAATGGTTTACAAATTTATTCATTAATGCTTAGAGATGAAAAAGCAGGTGAATTAGTAAACTTATTGCCAAGTGATAAACCAAAAGACATTTATCAATTAGTTGCAAATTCTGTAACTGATAAGTTAAAAGAACATGTTAAAGAAGGTAAACCTTACGCTCAGCAATGGCTTGACTATGGAGTTAAGCGTTCAACAACCAAAAGAAGTATTATGACTATTTGTTATGGAAGTACCAGATATTCTTGCACTGATTTTGTAGTTGAAGATTTAACTAAACGTAAAGACAAAGGAGAGGTTCACCCATTTGTTGATGACATGTTTAAACCTGCATCTTATTTAGCTAGTATAATATGGGATAGCATTGGTGACAATTTAAAATCAGCAAGAACAGGTATGAAATTTTTACAGGATATAGCACGTGTTGTGTCTAGGTTACAGTTGCCTATACACTGGGTTACTCCTGTTGGATTTCCAGTATATCAATCATACCCTGAGATGAAGTCTAAAAGAGTTAAGGCTATGTTAATGGGTGAGGTTATTAAACCTCGTATTAATACTGAAAAAGATACGACAGACAAATTGCGAATGAGTAACGGAGTTGCACCTAATCTGGTTCACTCGGTAGACTCCGCCGCAATGATTGAAACTGTAAATGTTGCAATGGATAATGGTATTATTAACTTTTGTAATGTTCACGACTCGTTTGGTACTACTGCGGCT